GTTACGCTGGCTCGGAAGTGTCAATCGACCCTTCAGGAGACGTGTATCCCTGCTGCATTAAAACGGCTCATCCGCTTGGCAATCTAGTGGAAGAACCGCTCGATGAAATTCTCGCCAGTCTCGCCGGTCACCCGGATGGCGCACTCAAAGTATCGGTGATCCGCAAGGCGCTGGACACGACGGAGCAGCCGGTCTTGCTCCCTCCGAACGTCGGGTCTTCGACTTGGGTGTCCGTATTGGCGAAGGCTTGCAGGTTCTGAGCCGGGACCACCACAGAAGTGTAGTTCGTCGATGCCACGTTTGATTTGTCCACGGCGCGAACGTGATATGTGCCGGGACGAGTAGGCAATGAAACCGCCGTCGCAGGGCGGGGAACCTTGTCCACGGCGGTCGTTGCGTTCGCCCAAGATGCGCCAGATTCCTCCACCGAGTGCCTGATCCGATAGTAAGACAGATCAAGATCAGGGACTGCCTGCCACTCAAGATGGATCGTCGCGCCGTTCACCTCCGCAGTCAGACCGACCACATCGGAAGGCGGTTCAAGAAGGCCAGAAGCGACCACATCTAAAAGCTGCGAGTATTCACCGCGAACGCCGAATGTGTTGATGGCGCGCGCCCGGAAGTCATACTTGCCATCCTCCAGATCCACGGCTTCGAACTGACCAAGGTTTCCGGTTCCTAGGTTGATCCAAGTGGAATCGTTGCTAGCCTTGAACTGAGCCTCAACCTGAGAAACCGCCTCGGGCCGATCAGACGAGACCGTGATCGTGATGATGTTGGTCAGCTTCTCGCGGATCACGACGGTTCTCGCGGCGGCATTAAGACCCACCTGAGGAACCTCGAATGGCGACAGGAGAGTAGTGTTGTCGCGCTCGTAAACAACCCCGTCATCGATCTCGTCGAAGACGCTTTCACTGATTTCGCGCAGGGTCATCCGAACTTGAAGGTCGAGACCGTCAGTCAAGCCGAATGTCCAGCCGACGACCTCGAACTCCTTCTGAGACCAGCCAAACCGCGTCAGGCTCAACTGCACAACGTCTCCGACCTGAACCTGGAAGGCGCGAAGCCCGAAGGACGCGCCGACCGTGAGCTGTTGCCGGTTCCGCTCCAGCATGATCCGCGCGATCCGCCGAGCCTCGATGCTGTTGTCGGTGAAGGGCAACTCGATGTCCGCGACACTCTCCTGTCCATTATCAGCCGACAGGAACGCCGCGTTCGTGACCTCTGGATAGTCCGTCAACTGCCAGTCGGTCTCGTCGCCTCGAAAGGTGCCTCGAATGGTGTTGAAATTGTCCCGCCGCGAATGCCGCGTGTTGACGAATACGTTCGACCGAAGATCGTCCTCGGTGAACTCAACGGTCGGGGCGACCCAGTAGCCAGGCTTCATCCGCCACTCGCCTTGCGCATACCAAAGCAGGCCGGACACGCTGGTGAGCAGATCGCCGATGATGTCGTCCGGCGTCTGACCAGTGGTGAAGTTTCCGTTGCAGGTGTAGCGGGCGGTCCCTGCTATCGTGTCGGTCTGATCGCATACGTTCGCCGCAGCGCTCACAAGCGTGTCGTCGATATTCGCAGCAACTTCCCCGAGGCCATAGTCGCTCGTCAGGTAATCCCGTAGGCACAGGGCAGGGTTGTCCGACCAAGCCGTGGTGGCAGTGCGAGGATCGTAGACCCTCTTCCCCTTCACCGTGACGATGACCTCCGGGACGCCGTTTGGGAAAACATCCGCATCGAATGTGCAACGGATATACAGGTAGGCGATGCCGCGCAGGCGATGGTTCGTGGTCCAATCCGTGACCTCGGCCACCAGATCAGCATCGGCGGCCTGATCGGACGCGCCGAGATGCTCTTTGATGCGGATGAAGCCGTCATACCGAGAACTGGTCGAGCCATCAGGGAGGGTGATCTGGGTCACGTTCCCGCTGCCATCGATCCCCGTTACTCGCGCGTCGTTGATGTAAATCTGATCGAAATCCTCGATCTCGTGCCCGGTATAGGCGATGACCTGATGCAGGAACTTGTTATTCGTGCCGGTGGTGCTGGTGAAGACGATAACGCCACCGACGCGGGCGCGTCCGTAGACAATCTGGTGGTCCAGAGCAGAGCCGCGCTGGTTGACAGTGTAGCCTCTTGGCTCGGTGCTGGCCAGCTTAGGCTTAGGTGTTAGCGCCCGCATAGCAGCGCCCAAAACCACCTGAGTAGCGATCCCAACGAGAAAGGCTGCGGTAGTTGACCCTGCAAGGGTAGTCGCACCCACGGCCTTAAGAACCGCTGCGCCAAGGGATGCGATGGATGAGATGATGACCATCAGAGGGCCTTCTCGAACTTGGTTTCCACCTCACAATAGCCCATGCGCTCAAGGAACGCACCTATGGGATTCTTTGCCGAGGATGACGCAAGAATGCGGAATACGCCGTCTTCCTTCATGCACGTCTCGACGAAGTGAAATAGCTGATACCCGGTTTTCCCGCGATATGGCTTCGCCACATAGACCGAATCCAGAACCGCGACGAGGCTCCCCTTGGTCGTCAGCGGCGACATTACGATGACCACGATATAGCCAATCAAGGCTGAGCCGTCGCGCGCTGTGAAGAACCTTAACATTCCCACGCTCTCAAGCGCGGCGTATTGGTCCCAATCGATGCAAAGGATTTCGGTTGGGTGCCCGGATTCCTCCCACTCCAATGCTGCGAGCGGGGAAACCTCGTCCTCGCACAGCATGAGGCACTCCTGCCGAAACTCGATCATGTTGCCTTCCGGCCCCAGAGGATTTCCTTGTCCTGAAGCGCCTCCACGAAGTCCAAGCCCTTGTCGTTGGGATAGACCGACTTCTGGTAGCCGGATGAGAAACGGCGAACGCGCGTTCGCTCCAGATCAATCAGCTTGTTTTCGATCTTCATCTCAATGGTGGCGAACTCTGGCCCCTCGTCGATGTTCATCTCGTCCATGTAGCCCGTGAAGAGCTGCGTCAGGCTGGAATAAGTCGTTCCACTGACCACGCCGAAGTAGATGGTGCATACACGGCCCTGATATGGCTCCTGAAGGGCCAGGCTCAGAAGATTGGACGGGATGCCGCTCATGGTCAGGGTCGCCCCGCGCACGGCCATCTCCGAGGTCTCTTCGATGGACGAGATGTTGAGCAGGTTGCCGGAGCCGGTGAATACGTTCCCGTCGATGGTCGCCTCGCCGATCCCGGTCCAGACCCGGACAGGCTGGCTATCAAACTCGAAGACCACAGCGAAGAAGGGCTGGATGACATCATCATCCAGAGCGTTGAGCAGGACAGATGTCAGGTCGCGCGTCCCCATCAGCCAAAGGCTCCTTTCATAGCGCCGCCGCGCCGCCGCTGATCCACGATCTGCTTCTGGGTCAGGGCGGCAATCTTCGGGGCCTCCTGAGCGATGATCCGTTTGACGCTGTCGTCGCCATTGGCGCTGAACTGGAACGTCTGATTGATCACCACGCCGCCATCGCCTCGCATAGCGTTCTGCGTCTGCGCCGCGCTGAGAACGCGCCCGGAGGTGCTGGGGACGAACAGCTCGCGTCCATGTTCGCCGACCGTGTAGGGCTGACCAGCCTGCACAGAGCGCCCGGACGCTGCGCCAGTCGCGCCGCCCATCGCGCCGAAGATTGATCCGAGGATGCCGCCACCGCCAGCAGTGAAGCTGCCGACGAGACGCTGCACCACCAGAACCCGATACAGCTCCCGGATGATGTCCGCAGCCATCGCCCGGAAGGCATCGCCTGCCGTCGCGGTCCCGTCGAGCATGGACATGAAAGCGTTCTCCATGCTGCTCTGAACGGTCCCCATGACTTCCTTCAGCTTCTCTGCATCCAGTCCAAGTTGCTGTAGCGCAGGAGATGCCTGCTCCAGTTCAGAAAAGGCATCCGCTAAGTCTTCAGTTTCTGTTCTGGCACCGCGAATTCCCCCCTCAAGACGCTCTCCAAGTTCAACAGGATCAACCATATCGCCACCAAGCCGAACCATCCCGTCTCGGGCGTCGGTCAGGGACTGTTCCAGCATTGCAATGTTGTCCTCAACATCCTGAAGCTGCTGCAACATGTCTTCGTCTGCCTGAAGCAACTCGGCACGACGTTTCATCAATTCAACGATGCGTCTCTGCCTGTCCTCATAGGCCTGCGCCATAGAGCCGCGCGCATCTTCAGAACCGGGAGCGGCAATCGCATTGAGCGCAGCTTGCTGGCCTTCAATAGCATCGTTGATGTCCTGCATCTCATTCGATGCAAGAGCGATTGCCCGCCGTTCCTCAATGGCTGCCCTTGCGTTTTCACGACGAGCGACAGCTTCGGCAAGTTTCTTCTGCGCCATGTCAACAGACATAGTTGCGCCTTGAGCCATCGCCGCTTTAAGCTGCTGCGTCTGCCTAATCTCGTCCGCCATAGCTAGGACGATGTTAGAAGTTGCAATCTCAAGTTCAGACTGTGGATAAAGGAAGTCGTTGATACCCCTTATTGCCAAACCAAACGCCGCAGCCAACTCAGCCACGAGCTTTGCGCCACCGACAAGGAGCGGAGCCAGTTCAATCAGCGCACTAGATAGCTGAGCCTTCACGACTTGAGCCATAAGGCCAAGTTGATCCTCTGCATCTTCTGCACCACGGATCAGGTCTTCCTCTAGGACGATGCCAAGTTCCCGCGCGCTCTGTCTCTTTTTGTCCAGTGCCGCCGATCCGTCCCGCAGCATGTTGACGAGAGCAACGCCTTCGCTGTCGAACAATCGCATGGCGATCCGGTTCCGATCCGTCTGAACGCTCATGCCTTTCATGGCATCGGCAACGTCGTTGAGAACCTCCATCGTATCTCGGGCAGTTCCGTCGGAGTTGAACAGCTCAATGCCCATTTCTTCTAGCGCGCCCTTAGCCTCTCCAGCACCATTACGCGCCTCGGCAAGACGACGGCCAAAACAAAAATGGCCTTCAGTGGCCTGAAAAAATCGAAAGAGCGCGACGATCTCATCGCTTACCTGACACAGGTAACGAAATAGCATCTGCCCCTTAGCGCACCCGGTCAGGTGGTCGCGACCACTCCGAGACCGCCGGAGGCGGAGGCGCCGCGCCTGCCCTTGGTCTCGGTAGGCGCCATGTGACGGTTCACCCTGTTCTGCAGCATCGTCATGCCGACATTGGCGGCAGCGGCAA